AAAAATCCTGAAATAGTTCTAGGACCAAAAACCTCAGCTTCTTTTTCCATTAAATCTGGAACATATTGTTGCGCCCATCCTTGTCCGATGGTTGACGCTAGGTCTAAGTAATTTGTAGCTAAAGCCTGTCGCTGAGCAGAAGGCACGCTATTCAAATTAGGACCAAATGATAAATTAGGCATTTTTTAAATATTTTAAAATTAATTATTCTTTTTAATCTTAAATTTAAAATCAGAAGAATTATCACCTAAAATTTTAACTTTAACACCATCAGAACCGTACTCTTTGTGAGCGCCTCTAGGCGTCATATCAACGTTTTTAGCTTTGCTTACACTTTCTTTAACAGCATCAGCTTTACCTTGCTCGTAAAAATGTCTAGCAATAGCATCAGCATTCATAGCTGTAAATAAAGATTTATGATAGCCTGCAGCATCTTTAATAGTTTGATCTTCTCCTAGAAACTTTCCAAGAAAATTATTCAAATCACTTTGACTCTGCTTAACAGCGTTGACGTTGTTAACTTTAAACCTATACTTTTTATCTCCGACGTTATATTCAAAACCTTTGAACTTGTCGTTGAAAACTTCGTTAGTTTTCTTGTCAAATACAGATTTTTGTTTTTCTGTTAAAACTTTAGTTTCTTCAGATTTCAAATTATAATCTTTGAAAAAATTAATGGCTTCTTGTTGTTCTTTTGTTAATTTAGAACCAGCTTTAATTTCTTCGTAATACTTAGACTTTTGCCCGTCTAAATAGGCTTTAGCGTTAGCAACCTGCTCTTTTAACGCTAGTTTTTTTCTTTTAATGGCTTTTTCATCGTCAACATCTTCATCATAGTTAAACTGATCATCCATTAAAAAGCTTATCTCTTCACCACTTAAATGTGGTTTAGTTTTTCTATAATAATCTATTAGCACAGTTTCGTTATCTACTTCTGTGTAATCTTTATTGAGGCTTACATAATCTTCTAAAGTTCCTCCAGTCTCGTTCATAAATTCGACTAGCTTTTCTAAATTACCAGGAATTTTTACTTGAACTTCTCCTTGCTCATTGTAACCTACTTCTAAATTAGGCTCACTTTGCTCGGTAGTAACCTCTTCTTCATTAGTTACTTCTTCTACTAAGTTTTTAAGTTCTTCGTTAGGTTCATCAGTGTCAGCTTCATCTTGAACTTCTTCAATAGCAGAAGACTCTTCTTCAACCTGCTCTTGTTCTTCTTTATTTTCTTCTTGAGCTGTAGGTAAGTCTAAATTTACTTTTACGACAGTTTCATCGTCTGCAGACATAAATGTAGGTTCTTTAGCACTAACCTGCTCTTGCTCGTTGTCATTTACGGCTTGAGCTTCTTGCTCAACAACTTCTTCAACAACGTTTTCTTTATTTTCTTCCATAATATAATATAAAATTAGTTAAAAATTATTTTGGGCTAAATGTCTCTAAGCCAAAACCACTTCCGAGTATATCATTACCTGACGACTCGAATTTTTTAGGAGCTCCACTAGTTTTCCTTTGGTCTATAAGTTCGCTTTGCTGTGAAGCTTGTATTCTAGTTCTTTCGTCTTTACGATCTTCTTTTTGCTTTTCTCTTGAAGAAATATTATCAGACTGCATTTTTTGTATTTGCTGATTATATTGAAACTCTAAAGCCATCAACTGCTTTTTAAGCTCTACTTCTTCTAGCATAGCTTTAGATTTAAACTGCGCTTTAGCTTGCTCAACTTGTATTTCTGCTTGCGCTTTACTAGACTGTTTGTTCATTTCTGCTTGAGCTGCTAGCTGTTGTTGCTGAGCGTTCATTTGAGATTGCATTTGCATATTTTGCTGTTGAGCTGCTGACTCTGCTTGCATTTTCTTTTTTCTTCTAAGCTTTAAAACTTCGTTAGCTAACTTTAAGTTTCTTATCTGTCTAACGTCTATAGCATCTTCTAAGTCTATACTACCTTGTTTTAACGACTGCTGAATATTGTTTTCTAGCATTTGCTTTTCTTCTTCATCTGGAGACAGTTCTAAGAATATTCCAAAGTCATACAAGTGCATTTGGCTTAATTCATCTAAACTAGCAACGCTGTGAGAACCTATTGACTGAACAAAAGCATCTCTAGTTGGAGAAAACTCTAGCACATCAGATATTCTAAGTGATAAAGATTCTAATACGTCAGAAACTAAAAACATACCAGCTTGTAATATATGCCTTGTAGCAGTGTTAGAGTTTTGAGCAGCTAACTTTTGCAAGCCAACCAAAGCATTTTTATCTGGAGTGCTACCATCTCTAGCTTCATTAAGACCAGTCGTGTCCCTAATCATCTGTAGATAATAATTATAGTTTGCTATTAAACTTTGCATTTTAGCACCACCATTACCATTTCTTATTTCTTGTATTGGTACTCGACCAGGATTAACATCGCCATCAGCAGTCATCGATCTACCAATAACACTACCTGTTTGAAAGAACATATTTAAAGCTTCTTGAGGGTTGTAGTTAGTTCCATTACCTAAGTCTATTTCAGCTAAGCCATCAGCGTCTAAGTATATACCATCTGGAATTATTTTAGACATTACCTGCTGTAGCTTTAAATGAGTTAGCTGTATCATATCTGCAAAGCCAGTTATACGACTAACTAAACTTTCTATTCTACCTTCAAACATCCTAGGCGCTACAATAGAGTAATTCATTTTAACTTTAGTGTAATCGCTTTTTGGTCTTATCATATTTTTGCAAAGCTCCCATCTTAAAAGCTTTTGAGCTCCTAATATATAAACGCCGTCATATAATACTTCAACTTGCTTAGATACTCTTTTAAAGTTGTCATTTTCTGGTGGATTAAAGTTATCATCTTTTGGTATAGCTTTCTCAGATCCTGTTGATGTTTCTTTTATTTTATAAACATCATTCATATAAGTTTTATAGTTAAAGTATAAAACTTGAACAACGTTTGAGTCTTTATCTCTTCTTTCGTATCTATTACTAGCGTATCTTTTAGAGTTTTTAGAAGCTATATCTTTTAAGTCTTCTTCAGTTAAAAATGGAAACTGTTTAGCTATTTCGTTTATTGGAACCTCTTTAAGTTCGCCTACATAGTATACGTCTTCAAAAAACGGTGACTCAGTAAAAGAGTATATTAAATTAGCAGGATCAACATAATCTATAGTAACACCTTCTGAAGTGTTGAAGCTTGTTTTAGCAGCACCTATACCTATAGTGACTAAGTCGTAAAAAAATCTACGTTTAATTAAATCAAACTTGTTTCCTTTCATTAAAACGTTTAAAGCTTGCTCTTGAGCTATTTCAGCCTGCTGCTTGTAGTTTAGCTGCATGTGAAGCGCTAGCTCTTCAACGCTGTCAGGTAAAGTGTCAGGGTTGTTTTCATACATGTTAACGCCAAGCTCTTTTAGCGAAAAGTCTTTCAACTCTTTAAGCTCCATATCTTCTAATATAGACTGCATGTATTGAGTCCTTTTGCTGGCGCCGTAAGGATCTTGAGAAAAAGCTTTTATAGAATAATCTTTGTCTGACATGCCGTTTACAACTATGTCTACAAATTTAGATATAATAGGTACAGGCTTCCAATCTAAGTTTAAATAACTTAAATCTCCGTTTATAGATAATTCATCTTTATATTTCTGTATTGGTTGCTCGCCTCTAGAGTAAAGCCTAAGACTTCTGTACGTGTCTCCATTAGAGCTGTATCTTCTTGAGTAATAGTTGTAGCCATCGTTGCTATTGTAAAACCACTCAGTTTCTATAGCTTTTGCTATTTTTAAACCATAATCATAACTAACTTTTTCAAAGTCGCTTACTGCTTGGCTTGGAAAATAATTGTTGGGTGATTGCATACTTATTTAATTATTTTTGATGTATAACCATCATTTTTATATCTTGATATATTTATGTTCAACTTTGGTATTGACTTGCTAGCTACCGGCGTGTACAAATGTCTATTGCAAGCCATTATAGCTAAACCGCTACTTATCGAGGCATCGTGCTTAGTTCTTTTATTAATATCAAACTTAGCCCAATCATTTAAAGTTTCGTTGAAATATATATTGCCATAATTACCGTTTTCTTTAGCACCGACAAAGTCGTTAATATACATTTCAATAGCAGCCGCGTGAGCTTGCTTAATATCTTCACTAGAGTTTGGTATACCACCAATTTCTTTTTCAGCAACAGATAATTTATTCCAAACTTTATCTGGTCTATTCATACTAAATCCTCTATAGCCTCTACGCTTTAAATAATACAAAAGTCTTGGTTTGTTATTCTCCGCTAATAGCGGCATACCGTAAAACACTAAAGACATTAATACATCTTCAAAAAATATTTCGGCGGTTTGTGGTCTAGCTATATATTCTAAAAAAAAGTGGTTTGGTGGTGCATCTTCCATTGAAAACTTAGTTAAGCCGTGTAAAGCTCCTTTAGAGCCTCTTCCGTCTACAGTACCGCTAATATCATAGCTATCGCATCCAAAAGCGCCAACGTGTTCGTTTCCTGGATATTTAACTCCATTTTTTATTATCACTCTATTTTGAAGATTTATATTAGGAACCCAGCTAATTTTGAATCTACCACTAGGGTCAGGAGTAAAAACTACTTGAGTATCTTTCACGCCATTAATCCACTGAAAATTACCTGTAGTCACCGCGTTTGAATCTCTAACGCCTTCATTGTAGTCTATCTGCTCGTATATTTTAGCTAAATTAAATATACTGTTTTTAGTTTCATCTCTAAAAGCATGCTCTTCAGTTCGTGGAAACTGTCTATAAAACTCGTTTAAAGCATCTTGATCATCTTTTAAGCCTTCAGCTTCATTATTCCAATGGTCAATTACGCCTACGTCTATTAGTTCACCGTGCGGTCCGCGTGTTTCATTATCTTGGCTATTAAATACAGGTTGTCCGTATTCGTCAATAAATCCTTCGTAGTTCCATTCCATTGGGATAAAAAGAGAATATAAACCAGACTTTGTTTGTCCATTACGATTTCTCTTTGTAACATCTGAATCATTGTATAATTTTTTAAAATTATCACCACCTTTGTCTAAAGAGTTACTAGTTGAACCCATCATACATTTACCTACTACTCTAGCTCCTAGCCTTAAACAAGTTTTAGTTACTCGCCAATTATTTAATATATTATCAGGCCTTTCCCACTTACCACTTTCATCGTGAACTAGCAAGTTAAGCTTTTCACCGTCGTAGCTGTTATCGCCAGTATTTTTCCAATCAATAGTAGTGTCAAGTCCAACCAACTCTTCCTCTTTTTCGTTTGCAGTAATTTTTCTACGCGTAAACTTACTAGCAGGAACGCGATAAGCAAGTTCACTTTTAGGTCGGTCCATACCATCTTGTATGGGTTTGAAGAAGAACGGATAGTTAATAGATATTGGTACAACTTTGTCGGTAAACATTTTTTTAGCATCTGCCCCTGATTTTGATAATATTCCATATCTAGCGTCTGATGATATTGTAGCTAGATTTACTGTTTCTGCTGAAGACATAAATGAAAAACCACTACGTCTGTTTTTTAAATAACACATACCGTAGCATCTATCATCTGCTTTGCAAGCTTCCCAGAATATAAAAAATAATCTGTTAGCTTCACGAAAGTCTGGAGCTCCTACATCTATCTTGCTCCATTGAAGATACATATAGTGACTACCAGTTATATAAGTAGACTTACCATTATTGTTAAACCAAAAGCCTTCTTCACGACGTTTAAACTCCGCGTCTATATAATCATACCACTGCTCTTTGCTTTCTTCAGGATATGCTCTCCAGTCAAATATGCTTTTTAACTTTCCTAATTCTTTAGGATAATCTATTCTTTGCCATTTGTTTTCTGGGAACACGTGCACTGATTTCGGTTCAGGCGGCAACCCAATTCGCAAATTTTGTATCTCCAGTATTTGTCCAATGCGTCCAGTTTTTGAGATAACGATAATATCATGTTCTTTATTATATCCATATTTCCACTTTTTAGATTTATTAAGTCTGTTTACAGTTATTCTTTTTATTGGCTCTACAACCTTATATAGCGTTTGCTTGTAACTCATTTCGATCTGCCTTCCGCGAAGCCTTTAAATACTCTTTCTTTTTTCTCTTCCGGTGTCTTTCCTTCCAAAATATTTTCTTCTTCTTGTATGCGGTTGAGTATTTCAAATGCATCAAATATAGCTAATTTTTTTGTAGCTGCAGCATTTTTAAGTCTATCTGCAGAAACATCATCATCTGTTTCTACTATAGGTTCTTTAGCTACTTTAATTAATTCTTCAACTGCTCTGTGCCCAGCTTGGATTATACTCTTCTTCGTTTCCTTGATATTCATATTTAATTGTAATAAATTTAGAATAAACTCTATATAATTTTTCATTGTCAATAACAAACTCGTATTCTGAGCCAGGAGTAAAACCTACTAAATCATTAACTTCTACAGAGCCATCACTATACTTAACTATACCAACAAGAGGTTTTTCTTTGTTAGGAAAAAGAACATTGTCATGTTTTATAGGTTTTATAAAGCAAAATCCTTTTAAAGCAAACCACTTACTATATTTAAACCTACTCCAATTAGCTGTTTTCTTATAAGCATATATTTGATCTTCCGCAACAAAGTACATATCTTCTTTATAGTAAGATTTACTGTTTCTCTCTTTACCTTTAATATCATGCCATCTTCTAAATACATTATGGTGCACTATTACAGTATCACCTACTTGTATCTCAGAGTTGCTAGCTAAGGGTACAGAAATTACTTCTGCATGTCTGTTTACGTATTGATGATTAAATATTTCAGTGTTTAAAATAAGTTTCTTATCTCCAACATTAACAGAATTATTATATCTGTCACCTATAGGCTTTACGATATAATTATATAAGCTTTTCATTAATATTCAAGATTATACTCAACAGAAACAGCCATATTTTTATTAAAGTCTTTCCAAGGTATAACATTCATATCTTTTCTTATGTAAATACTATACTTATCTTCTTCTTCAATTATATCGCATATTTTATGTCCTCCGTAAACTTCTTGACCTACAGAGTAATGCATAGCGTCTATTTTGTAATCTTTACCTATCGTTATCTTTCTTATTAGCTTTGTTGTGTTCATCTTCATTATATTTAATTGTACCGTCTGCCATACTAATGTTGTCAGTCCCGTATTTTTTATTAAAGTTATCTTTGTATTCGTGTAGTGTGTTTTGCAAGTTAGCTACCATGTGAAGCATTGAGTGCTTTTCTGTTTCAAGAGCTCCTAAGTCAGCTTGCAATTTTCTAATATTAGTGCCAATAGTTTGTATTGCTTCTAATTCTTTTTGATCAATTTTTTCAGGTCGAAGGTTTTCTACCTTCGGAGTTTTTCTTTTTGCCATAATTTAATTTAATTTAAGTTAATAATTTAGCGTTGTAGTAAACACTATAGTTCTATTAATTCTACTGTTAATTCATCTTCGCATTTAGCTTTTTGCGCATCTGATAAGTTATCATAATACTCATCTGATATTACTAATAAATAATCACTAGAGTTTTCGATACCAAAAACGTCGCTATATGTAATAGTTTTAGTATCAATAGACGGATACCCTAAAAAAGAATCTTGTAATTTTTTAATATCTTCGCAATCTTGTATAGTTGATATATAATATTTCATTACGATATGCTGTTTCTAGTTTTAATATCTTGTATAACTAAAGCTCTATCATCGTCACTAAGAACTGCGTTAAATATAACTATTTCTGACAATTGACCAGCAAAATGATTACTAGAAACAAATTGAGCTCCAACTTGATCTATGCCAAAGTTGTCAGTACTTACGTCTGCTGAAAAATTATTAGAACCTTTGTTAGTTTCGTTTTCGTACATAACAGCTTCACCATTGCCATTGCCTCCGTCAGCATCTCTAGTCACCGTAAGGATATACTTGGATGTCGTAGGGAAAGCTACAGAGCCTACTATATCAGCACTACCAGCTGCAACACCATCAACTTGTATTCTATTTCTTTTAGCATTACCACCAGCTGCAAATCTAAACAAATCAGCATCACCTGTCACTGAACTACCAAGCAAAGTTTCGTTATTTGGAGTGGTGCCATTGAAGTTTACGACAAGGCATATAGTTAAATCTAGAAGATCTACTTTACTTGTAAATTCAAGCTTTTCGATAGTGCTGCCGTTGTTAAACTCTATATTACCAGAATTATACGTTGGTTGCTTAGACGCGGTTGATTGGGTTAAATGATTACTGCCAATTTGATCATTCCACTGCGAAACGTTATCGCCGTTGAAACTTAGACCGTCGTCAAACTTATACCAATGAATAGCTGAAGACAAGCTGTCTATAGTAAACTCGCTAGGAGCCCCAGATGTTATTATGCTATTACCAAGTCCTAACATTACTCACCTATGTAAGCTATGCACATGCCTGAAGTCAAATCTATTTCAGTATATCTACCGTAAATAGTAACTCCTTTTGGAAACGTATTGCCAGCGTCAATTTGCAAGCCGCCAGATCCTGATATAGCTGTTTCATTGCCGTCTGTTAAGTTGTGAGCAGCAGCTTCTGTGCCTGCATATTCTAGACCTAAGCTAGCTGTGCTAGTAGTATCTGCAACTAATCCACCTGAAGCATCAAACACTGTATCTGCTAAAAATGTAATAGCTACAAAAACTTTACCTGTTGGAGGGCTTGCTGCTCCTGAAGCATCTAAAAATAAAGAACCTAGTTGTCCAAAGCCGTAAGCTGTATCTTGTGTTATTGCCATTTTATTTTTCTTTTACTTGTTCGTTTTTCTTTGAGCTTCCGCCGAAGAAGAAGTCTATTATTGTATTTACTTTAGCGCTCATAGCACCAAATATTGTCGATATAAAGCTAATCTCAAACTCACCTAAATCTATAGACTTTGTTACAAAATAGTTAAACATTACAAATGTAATGCCAAAGTAAGCTATAGTAAATAACGTAGCGAGTACTTTTTGAATAATAGCATCGTCTTTATAGAGATCACGTGCAGATTTACGATCTTCAACTTCTTTTGCAAAAGCTTCGCGCTCTGCGTCAAGTAATAACTTTTTTAAAGCTAATTTAGCTTCGTCTCTTTCCTTGTCTGTGGTTATTACTTTATCTAATATACCTTCGGCGTTATCAACTATTTTGCCAAATAAACCGCCTATTAAATTATTTATCATACTTTATCATTTTCCCAAGGCAAGCTTTTATCGCCTTCAGGGTATTTTTTACCAGTGTGTGGATCAGTTATATATCCGTCTCCTCTAGGCCAAACCTCACCCATGTGATATACAGCATTGTCGTCATAGGTTGTTCTACCTATTTTCATATCTGTTTGATGCTGCATTTCGTGAGTAGCTACATATTCTATTTTGTTTTGAGGTACGCTTGGATCTATGTATATTGATCCGTCAGAGTTAGCTTCACCCATTATTCCTTCACCTAGCTTTTTTCTAAATATAGGCGTATTTGCTGAGTTGCGTATTTGTCTTTTTTCTTTACCTAATTTAAAAGCCATTATCTCTCTGAATCTTTAATCATATCGTCTAAAGCTTTGTTGTATACTTTATCGGAATATGTTTCGTTTTTATAAAAGACATTTTTGCTTGTGGTAGGCACGTCTTCTTCACCTAGTAGTATTCTGTATATTCTACTTATCATGTGCTGGCATTTAAAAGATGTTTTGTATACAGAATACTTTATTGTAGTTCTATTTCTTTGTCTCCAAACATCTATCCAGCCTTCACGCCGTAGTTTTTCCCAGCGATGTTTATCCCAACTAAGAGTATATTCGCCGTCTTCAAATTCTTTGCGTGTAAATCTTTTTTTGCAGTCTAAGTAAATTAATAACTCAAGATCTGCGTCTGTTAACCCGTAAGTCCTACAAGCCCACTTTCTAGTGAGCCTGTAGTACTTTAGGATTTGTAATTCACGTAAATCGTGACTAGTTAATCTCATTCAAGATTAAGCACTTGGATTAGTATCAATAGTAATTGATGTTACACCAGTAATTCTACTATTCAAATAAGTTGCAGTGTCATCGTTAGCTACTTCAACCATAGCGTTTTGAAGCGTGCTACCAGAAAGTGCTACAGCTAGCTCTCTAGCTAGTAAATCTGAAGCGCCATCAGCGCAAGCTAAAACTACAGAGTGTAGTACCGAACCTCTTTGAAAATGTAAATTAACTACGTCATTTCCAGCATCAATAGCAACTAGATCATCCGCTTGAAAAGCAGCAGCATCTTCATTACCATTGTTAAAAAATAAAAGCGTGTTCATAATTTTAATTTTTAATGATTAATAATTTGTTTTTTGCTCTAAGTTTTAGGCTTATTGTTTGTGGTTTAGGTTTAATCAATTAATACCACGCTACTCACTTGAGCAACGTAGTATTAATATAATTTTAAAGTATTTACGAAGTAGTAAATGCAGTATCTTGACTAGCAGAAGCGTTGAAGTAATATGCAGAACCATCGCATACTATTTCTAGCCAGTTACCTGCTTGTGAAGCAGCCTCTATAATAACGTTAGTTACAGGCGTGCCATCAGTTCCAGCAGCTTGACCGCCACCAGCATCTTGGCATGAGCCACTAATTATAGCAGAGCCAGCTCCAATAGTTTTATCTCCAGATGGAGACGCTGTAGTTATAAATCTACATCTCCAGCCTTCTATTAAGTCAGCAGCAGGTAGCAATGTAATAGCTTGTGCGCCACCGCTTACTAAAAACGTTTTACCTGAATCACTAGCTAACATCGTGTAAGTATCAGTTCCAGTGCAAGACGTTGTGTCCAAGTTTTCTCTTGTGTTAAAAAATACTCTTCCCATTTTTTAAAGTTTTTAAAGTTAATAATTAGTTAATAATTAAGCTGTCGGGTTGTAACGAACTTAATCTACTAGTACAATATCACTTGCTCTGATAACAAAATAAAGTTTATCTTTATAATGTATACCGTGGCCTGCGTGCTTGTCGTAATGAATAACATCTCCGTCTTTAACACCTTTAACTAAATCGCCAACAGATATTACATTTGCTTTGATGTATCTATTATCTTCATCTACGCTTTCTGTCATGATAAGACCTGCAACTTTATTTTGCTCAGTCTTAATTTTATCTACAACTACATAATTATTGATCGCCTTCATAATCGTCTTGTCTAGCGTTGGAAATTATACAGTCTGCAGATACAATAGTCATAACAACACTTACCGCGTTTTTAAGCGCTGATTTAGTTACTAACACCGGATCTATAATACCAGACTTAATCATATCAATTTGCTTGTTAGTAACAACGTCTATACCTTCACCTTCCATTTTCCCCCATTGCTCGCTATTATCTGGATAATCAATACTAGCATTATCTAATATAGTATAAAAAGGAGCTTGAATAGCTTTAAGCAATATTTTTTCTCCAGTTGTTTTAGCAATTATTTTTGCAGAAGCGTCCATTAGCGCAACTCCACCACCAGGTACTATACCTTCTTTGAGGGCAGCTTTTGTAGCACATATCGCGTCTTCCACCCGGTCGCGCTTTTCTTTAAGTTCAACTTTAGAGTCTGCCCCAACACGGATAATTCCAACACTACCCGATAGCATAGACAGTCTTTGCTCCAGTTTCTTTTTAATGTAACCATTTTTTTCATCTGCTACTAGTTTAGATACTTGATCTATTCTTTCTTCTAAGATATTATCTTCAAACTCTAGAGTGGTTATTACTGTAGACTTTTCGTCAGTCACTGCTAATTCAGCTTCTCCTAAGCACTCAGGCTTCATCAAGTCTAAATCATCGCCCAGCTCTTCGTTCATAACTGTAGCACCTGTAAGTATTGCAAGATCTTCGCATGTATCTTTTTTAGTAGGGCCAAAGCCAGGTAAATCAATGATATTAACTTTGATGTTACCTTTAACTTTATTCATCAACAATGCTGACTTTACTTGCTGCGATACTGGAGCTACTATTAATAACGATCTGTTATTTTTTATAACGTATTCAAGGACTGTTTGTATTCTACGTATGTTAGGTATTTCACTCATACATATCAATACTAAAGGATTTTCTAGCTCTGCCTTTTGTTTTTCTACGTTTGTAACAAAATGAGTTGACGTTAAGCCGCAGTCTTTTAGCTGTACGCCGTCTACAACATCTACGTAAGTTTCCTCACTCTCTGAAGTTTCCATTAATACAACACCGTCTTTGCCAACAGTGCCATAAGCTTCTGCAATAATCAAACCTAAGTCTTTATCATTGTTACAACTTATAGTAGCTACGTTAGCAAGCATATCAGCATCAACATCTATTTTAATACTATCCAAGTATTCATTAACATTTGCTAAAGCTTTATTGACGCCTTGCTTTATTTCACGCATTGAGCTTGTGCCTTGCGGTATAGCGTTAACCTTATTTAATAAAGACTCTGCTAGCACCGTAGCTGTAGTTGTTCCATCGCCAGCTTCTCTAACTGTATTGCTTGCAGCCTCTTTAATAAGTGTAGCTCCTAAGTTTTCTACTGGATCGTATAAAACTACAGACTCAGCGACAGTTACACCATCTTTAGTTATAACTGGCACGCCTCGAGCGTCTTCATATATTACACATTTACCTGAAGCGCCTAGTGTTGATTTAACGGCTTTAGCAAGCTTTTCAACACCAGCGCTAATTTTAGATTTAGCATCCTCACCAAAGTTAAGCTCTTTGATAAGGAGACTAGGATTATTGTACTCCATTTAATTTAATTTAATTTAATTATTATTTAAAAGACTTTACTACTTTAGGGCCTTTTGTAGCCTCTAGCTTTTTTGCAAAGTGTTCAATACTACCATCTATCGCAGCTTCAGCGCCTTCGAGAGTTTCTCTACGCGTGACATCATGCCACTTTTCAGCGTCTTCAACGCCACAAACTTCAGTTTGGTAGTAACCGTTTGGTAATTGAGTGATTCTCCAGTTTTCTTTGTTAGACAAATGCGTCCACTCAGTAATTGTCTTCTCATTAATCTGAGGTGTTCCAGTATATGTACTGGTTTTGTAAAATAAATAGGTCATTGGTTTTAATATTTATTGGTTAATTATTAGTTTATCTGCCGAAAATTGATGGATTAGCAAACTTAATTTTATCAGCTTTATTTAAAGCCGCGTCAGTTCCTTCTTGTTTTAATTTAGCAACCTCAGCTTTTAGAGCTTTTTTTTTAGCGGCAAACTTTGCTTTTTTCTCAGCATCTTTTTTATCTTCATTTTTCATAGGAGACTTCATCTTCATAGCCTCGCCTTTTAATTTCATGGCAGACTTTTTCATTTTTTTAGGAGAGTGCCCCATTTTCATAGCAGCATCTTCTTCTTTTTTAAGTTTCATTGCCGCTTTCTTCATCATCATCGCAGACTTTTCTTTAAGCTTCATTGCTTCGTCTTTTAACTTCATAGCAGCTTTTTTCATCTGCATAGGAGTTTTCTTTAGCTTTTTAGGCGCGTTGTCAACAGCCGCTTTGAATTTAGGGTTGTTATCTAATTTGCCTTCAGCTGAAGCTTTTCTTAAACCTGCGTTAAATTTCATAGGTTCTGCTTTTTTCATTTTCATTGCTGAACCTGCTTGTTTCGCCATCTTAGCCATAGATGGATTTTTCATTTTAAATGCCATGTCTTAATATATTAAGTTATCGATGTTTATATTATTACTTATGTTCTTGTACCTTTACCGTAGTTGCCGCGATTAGATTTAACAGATACAAACTTACCTTTAGTATGATCGTAATCTTTACCTGTTAAGTCTACACCTTTTTTCAAAGCAGCGCGTCTTAATCTTTGATTTTCTGCTTTTTTATTTTTTCGATCATCTGTCTTAGCAGCGGCTAAATCTCTTTCAGCTTTTGCTTTAGCAGCTTGTGGAGACAGCTCTTGCTTCTTCATAGGGCAAGATCTTCTTTTTCTACCATGCATACGTCTTCTTCTCATGCTTCACCACATTTTTTACTAGGATTACTAACTTGCACCCAGTTTTCTTTTTTAAACCAATCGCGAAGTGTAGCGCCTTTTTTACGAGCGCCTTTAACAAAGCTCTTACTAGATCTTTTATATTTGCCTTTGCTAGCAGCAGCTCTTTTAGCAGCCACAACTTTTCTGCGCTCTTCTTTCGACATGCTAAGTACTTTGGCTTTAGGTAAGCATACTTTTCTAGTACCTCCACCTTTTACTTTTTTAAACGGATTATTTCTTTGCTCGTACATGTTGCGCTTTTAATTGTTTTTTAGCAGCTCTCGCGAGTCTTGCTTGTTCCATTTTACCCATAACCTCTGCTCTTTGCTCTAATACAGTTAGTATCTGTATTTTTCTAGCATAAGGTTTATTTATTTTTTTAACTTTAGCTATTGTAGCTCTAGCATCAGCCACTGTAGCAAACTTAATACTTACTGTATCTTTAGGGTTTTCGTCAGTATATAGTCTTCTACCTGATCCTTTTGGCTTTTTACCTGTGCCAACCACTGGATCTTTACGTTTTTTATTAGGTGAAGGTCTGTTAGTTTGCATATTTATAAACCAATTACATAGTTGTTTGTCTCTAGCAGTAGCATCGGGTCTAGCTTTTAGCTTTCTGCACTTTTCTATAGTTACATCGCCGCCATATATTTTTGATATACGCGCTTTTAAAACGCCTCTGTACGCTTTTTCTGCCATTATTTCTTTTTACCCAGTCTTTTACGTACAATATCCATAGTTTTACGCATTTTTGCAGCATAACTAGGATTTTTTTTGCGGTTAAATACTACTTGTTGGTTCAAACTGCTAATAATTCGCGACAAATTACCTTTTCTTGACTTAATTAGCCAGCTAGCAAGCGCAGAAGCTGACAAGCTTTTGAATTTACCTTTAGCATCTGGCGCGTCAGAGTGCTTAAACTCGCCCATACGCTTCTTTTTTGGCGATCCTGTAAATGTAGAGTTTTTAATTTTCATTACACCTTGTTTTTTACATGTTGATATAGTGCGTTTCCTAGTTTTTCGCCAAACTTACTGTCTGATTTGTAGTGTACTTTAGCCATATTTCGGCTGTCTGATATATCTTTTGCTAGTTTGTCAAAATCTTTTTTAGCTTTCGGGTATTTATCACCTAATACTTTTGCGATTAATACACCTTGAGCAGTGTGGCCTGACGGGTATGCCGGCGTTTTAGCAGACGCAATGTCCATCATGTCAAGTTTTATGTTCATTTTCTTAGCTAAAACATCAGGTCTTGGTCTATTGTAAAAGTTTTTAAGCTTTTTGATAATAGGTATAGAATTATTCATTAGCTTTTTAACTAAACCTTTTTCAAGTTTTATGTCTTTACGCTTAGCTAAGTCTTCAAAAGATTTTTCGATGTCATCTTTCTCTTTAACAAAGCGTTTATTTACCGCTATTTTAGCTATTTCTTTAATCTCTTGCGATGTAGTAAATGAATTATCGCTAGGAGGTTTTTGATCTTTGAACTTTTCTATGTCAAAGCCTTCAAACATTATTTTAAGAATTTACGCGGATTACGTGTGCATCGTACTCCCCAGCCAGAAGCATAAGCCGATGGCCATACTTTAAACTTTCGCTTAGCAGCTCTTTTGCAAGGCTCACTAATTTTACCTTTCATAGGAGATTTAAGCTGCATAGCGCTTTCAATTTTATCAGCTTGCTTAGCATGTGTTTTACTAGCTGTTCTTAATTGATTAACTATTTCTTTTATTTGTTTGTTCTTTAATTTAAAAGCCATAATGTTATATTTAACAGTTCCATCTGCGTCTTGCAGCTCTACCTCTTTCACTTGTCCAGTTTCTTGATCTAGCGCAAAATGATTTTCTACGCTTAGCAGCCTTGCTACCTGGTTTTAATTTTGATGGCTTAGTAGTTACAGCCGTTTGAAGATTACTACCTGGGTTTTTACTTTTGTACTCATCAACACCTTTCTGCGTCATACCACCACCGGCTGCACCACCTGTAGCGCTTTTATCTTTCGATACAGGATTAAAGTTTTTGCCTCTACCTATAGTTCTACGTGGCTCTGCTTTTTTAAAACCTGATGCAATACCACCGGCTCTACGTCTACCACAAGGCGTTGTTGGGAAAGGATTATTTCTCTGTATGTATGCCATAGCTATATTATTACTCGATTTACCCACTTGTTAAAAGTGTGACATTAGCCTATTACTATACTACTTATAAGGCTTGTGTCATAGTTTTTATTGTTAGAAATATAGGAGTAGAGTGTAGCCCCCTATATACCTGATAGCCAGCGTGTTACGAAAGTCAATATATTTAGGCCCATGGGGCCCTTTTACACAAATTTACTACGAAGTTTTTTGGATAATATATACGTAAGTTATTTGACAAGTACTGCTAAAATTTTTAAAAAAAATAAAACAACGCACAACTTTAAAACGACTCACACTGGATAATATAAATGTAAATAATCATTAACTTAAATTAAATACTATGACTACTAAAAGATTTGTAATGCGTAAATCATTAATCGGTAACAACACAATTATTACTTTCACAAATAAAAAAGGTGATACGTATACTTACGACCACGATGCAGTATACTCTGCTAATCAAGAAAAACTAGAAGCAATGGAATGCTGGCATAAGTATGGTAATTACACTAACAGTAATAACTTACCAACATGGGCTCGTGAGCATCAAGTTGAGGTGAAATAACCTCAGCTGCTCGCAGCAGCGCCGCAAGGCGTGTATAGCAACAAATGTATAGCATTTGTGTATAGCACTCGCACAAATTAATTACGATTACTCGTGGATAATATAACTGTAACAAATAACAAAAAGAATATGCTAGTAAGATATTATATTAGTGAAATGAACTACTACAAAAGGTTTGACCGCGACATGTACTTGTATTATCGAAACAAAGTACGCGAATTAACGGTGGCAAAATAGTGACAATTGCCTGCTACTATACCACTATTAATAGCCTTGTGTCACACTTTTATACAATTATAATTGTGGTGACAAGTGGAGAAATGTGGTGTAGTAACTCCCACTAATTTTGAAGTAACAAACTAAACATCCACTTTACACAATATAAAAACGAATACTAACGGATAAGATAACTGTAAATAAAATAATAACACTTAAATTAAATAATCATGTCTAATAACACTTTAACTACTAAGCGATTTGTAATCAGAAAAACTCTAATCGGTACTGACACAGTAATCACATTTACTAACAAAAAAGGTATAACTTACAAGTATAACCACGACGAAATATACTCTACATACCAAGAAAGGTTTGAGTCGATGCCTTGCTTCCAACAGTACGGTAACTATACTAACAGCAATGCAGTACCTGCCTTCGCTCGCAACTTATCAGAAATTACTAACTCTTAAAAAATAATACTATGTCTAGAATACACAGAGAAATACTAAAGCAAGCGTTGTTTAACCACGACTACTCTAACACACCAGTTAATAAAATGATACTACTCGAATTGTACAATAGTAAGTTAACAGTAGAAGATGAAGGACCAGAAGGTTTCACTCACTGGGGTTTTAGTAGTTGTAACTTAGGTGCATTAGTAGACGAGATGAACAAGCAAGTAGCTAAGCATCCAGATTTTGACTTAATAATAGTGGAATAAAACACTAACACAAAATAAAAACAATCACTATCGGATAATATAACTGTAAACCAAATAAAATATATACCATGCAAACATTGAAGCGCGATTTTTCAACTAACATTTTAAAACTAAACGGTAAAACTTACATACCATTTCTTCTACACCAACTACCAAAGTACTACGAAGAAATATGTCTAAGCGACCAGTTTAACTTAAAAGGTTATTGCTATATTGACTATAGTGCACTCAAGTCTCACAACTTTGACTTGCACACGCTAAACCGAGATATTAACTATACCCAAAGAAGATAATGGATTTACTAAAATTGTTTGAAGAACTAGATGAAATAGCAGTAGAAGTCTATGGTGAGTTTGGTTACGAAACCTTACACCAAGACGAGAAAGATGAAGCGCTTGAGATATTAATCAAGCAATATGAAGAAGATGAAACCAATAAATACTATTAATATGACTAAAGAACAGTTAGCAGAAGCAATACGCAACCACGACCATTTCTCTCACATGAGTGATGACCACAAAGTTTATTTACAAGGTGTAGAACACCGAAGACTTATAGAACTAGAGCTTGATGCTTTGTTTGCTAAACGCTCTGACAAGCTAAAGTTTTGGAACGAGCATGCACCACATGCCGCTCAGTATAGAAAAGAATATATTAACCAATTAATACAACTAGAAGACTAATATGAGACCAGAATTTGATTACTTTAAATTAATAGAGCATTTTTGTATGTACGCAGGTTTTATCTGCATAATAAGTTTAGTAATAATAAATATACTTAGATAATGTTTGAGTGGGCTTTATTACTAACAGGCGTATGGTATTTAGCCTGCGCCATAAAACGGCAAGATGAATGCTAACAACTTTAATAATCTTTGTAGCAGTTTTGCTATACATGTTTGTTGAGTGGTGGCACCAACACAAATAAAAAACGACCACCTTTGGATAATATATATGACAAAAGACTGTTAACTATGGCAAA